CGAGTTTATTTCCTGTCAAACAATATTCAATTAGCAGCAGTACAGCGACATAACCCAAGCCAGTAAGTGGGGAAATAACACTGGCAGCCACTGAAAGATGAACCTCCTGCCTTATGGCAAAAAAGATTCTTTGCGGTGGCGGACTGATGGAAAGACATCGGTTATTGCAGAGACCATTCAGTGAGTGGCCTCGACAATGGCTTATCCCAACAACCGGAGCCAACACAATGGCAGAGATTACAGCATTGACAGAATTACAGCAGATGAACCTCGATATCCTCCGTTTAGTACAAAGCGATACCGCAGCAGCAGAGAAAGCGATCGCATTCGTTGCTGGAAGTAAGCTGAACTTCGAACTGTTCAAAGACCAACTGGTTTTGGCGCAGGGTGAAGGAACGGCATTAGCTCGCGCAGAAAAGGCTATTCGTGAGGCAAAAGAAGCGTTAGACCTGTTCACTGCCGGAGTATAATCATGGCAAATCCAAATTTCACGCCATCGTGGCCTCTCTACAAAGATGCTGACGGTGCATATGTGTCTGCTCTTCCGATTAAAGCTATCAAATACGCTAATGACGGAAGTGCAAGCGCAGAATTCGATGGTCCGTATGCTGACCAGTACATGTCAGCGCAAACAGTGGCCGTATTCAAGCCGGAGGTCGGTGGATATCTGTTACGAAGCCAGTACGGCGAGCTGCTCTATATGAGCAAGACAGCATTTGAAGCTAAGTACACTTCCGCAAGCGGTTCAGTAACGAATGCAGATACGGCGGATAAGTTGTCAACGGCCCGTACTATCACACTAACCGGCGCTGTCACAGGTTCAACGTCATTTGATGGTTCGGCTAACGTGACTATCGCAACTACCCAAGGAAGCTAACTTATGGCAGCACCAAAGGGCAACCGATTCTGGGAGGCCCGCAGTAGCCATGGGCGTAACCCGAAATTCGAGTCGCCTGAGGCGCTGTGGGCTGCTTGTTGTGAATACTTCGAATGGGTGGAAGCTAACCCACTATGGGAGATGAAGGCGTTCTCATATCAGGGTGAGGTGACACAAGAGCCAATCGCCAAGATGCGAGCAATGACCATCACTGGCCTGACTCTATTCCTCGATGTGACGCTTGAAACATGGCGCACATATCGAATGCGAGAAGATTTATCTGAAGTCGTTACGCGAGCAGAACAGGTCATCTACGACCAGAAATTCTCTGGCGCAGCCGCTGACCTTCTCAACGCTAACATCATCGCCCGTGATTTGGGCCTCAAAGAGCAGTCGCAAGTTGAAGACGTGACACCTGATAAGGGAGATCGCGATAAGCGACGCTCTCGTATCAAGGAGCTATTCAACCGTGGAACTGGACGCGATTCTTGATAACCTGAGCGATGAAGAGCAAATCGAATTGCTCGAGCTACTCGAAGAAGAAGAGAACTACCGAAATACACACTTGCTATATGAGTTTGCGCCATACAGCAAACAGCGTGAGTTCATCGACGCAGGTCATGACTATCCAGAGCGATGTTTTATGGCTGGTAACCAGCTTGGTAAGTCATTTACTGGCGCTGCTGAAGTCGCGTTTCACCTTACCGGGCGATACCCGGGAACGAAAGGTTATCCGGCTGATGGTAAATATGGCGGGGAGTGGAAAGGTAAGCGTTTCTATGAGCCTGTTGTCTTCTGGATTGGTGGCGAGACAAACGAGACTGTAACCAAAACGACTCAACGCATCCTGTGCGGTCGTATCGAAGAGAATGATGAGCCTGGCTATGGGTCAATCCCGAAAGAGGACATCATTAGCTGGAAGAAGTCTCCGTTCTTCCCTAATCTTGTTGATCATCTTCTGGTTAAGCATCACACGGCTGATGGTGTTGAAGATGGCATTTCAATCTGCTACTTCAAGCCATACTCGCAAGGCCGTGCACGCTGGCAGGGTGACACAATCCACGGCGTGTGGTTTGACGAAGAGCCACCATACAGCATTTATGGCGAAGGTCTTACCCGTACAAACAAATACGGGCAATTCTCAATTCTAACGTTTACCCCGCTGATGGGGATGTCTGACGTTGTTACCAAGTTCCTGAAGAATCCCAGCAAGTCGCAGAAAGTGGTCAACATGACCATCTATGACGCTGAGCACTACACCGACGAGCAGAAAGAGCAAATCATCGCATCCTATCCTGAGCATGAGAGAGAGGCGCGTGCTCGCGGTATTCCTACGATGGGTAGCGGTCGAATATTCCAGATACCGGAAGAGACGATTAAGTGCCAGCCATTCGAATGCCCGGATCACTTCTATGTTATCGACGCTCAGGACTTCGGCTGGAACCACCCGCAAGCTCACATTCAGCTTTGGTGGGACAAAGACGCAGATGTTTTCTATCTGGCGCGTGTGTGGAAGAAATCAGAGAACACCGCAGTTCAGGCATGGGGTGCTGTTAAGTCGTGGGCTAACAAAATACCTGTCGCGTGGCCTCATGACGGTCACCAACACGAAAAGGGCGGTGGTGAGCAACTTAAAACCCAATATGCGGATGCCGGGTTCTCTATGCTTCCCGATCACGCAACGTTCCCGGATGGCGGTAACTCAGTAGAGTCAGGCATTAGTGAGCTTCGTGACCTGATGCTTGAAGGAAGATTCAAAGTATTCAACACATGCGAACCATTCTTTGAAGAGTTCCGCCTCTATCATCGCGACGAGAACGGCAAGATCGTCAAGACCAACGATGATGTGCTCGATGCTACTCGCTACGGCTACATGATGCGCCGCTTCGCCAGGATGATGCGCGATATCAGAAAGCCGAAAGAAAAGAAAATTCCCGCACCGATTAGACCAGTACGCAGAGGACGATAATGGCCGACAATGAAAACAGGCTGGAGAGCATCCTGTCGCGCTTTGATGCGGACTGGACAGCCAGTGATGAAGCCAGACGAGAGGCAAAGAATGATCTCTTCTTCTCCCGCGTATCTCAGTGGGATGACTGGCTATCACAATACACAACCCTGCAGTATCGCGGGCAGTTCGATGTTGTACGTCCAGTGGTGCGCAAGCTCGTTTCTGAGATGCGTCAGAACCCTATTGATGTTCTGTATCGTCCAAAGGACGGAGCAAGACCTGATGCCGCTGATGTGCTTATGGGTATGTATCGCACAGACATGCGGCATAACACGGCTAAAATCGCGGTTAACATCGCTGTTCGTGAGCAGATTGAAGCTGGAGTTGGTGCGTGGCGTCTGGTCACTGACTACGAAGACCAAAGTCCGACGAGCAACAATCAGGTTATCCGTCGAGAGCCTATCCATAGTGCCTGCTCCCATGTTATCTGGGACAGCAACAGCAAACTGATGGATAAGTCTGACGCCCGTCACTGCACAGTTATCCACTCAATGAGCCAGAATGGTTGGGAGGATTTCGCAGAAAAATACGACCTCGATGCGGATGATATTCCATCATTCCAGAACCCCAACGATTGGGTATTTCCATGGCTGACGCAGGACACAATTCAGATCGCTGAGTTTTACGAAGTGGTCGAGAAGAAAGAGACGGCGTTTATCTACCAAGACCCGGTTACGGGTGAGCCGGTAAGCTACTTTAAGCGCGATATTAAAGACGTCATCGATGACCTGGCTGATAGTGGATTTATCAAAATTGCAGAGCGCCAGATTAAGCGTCGCCGGGTATACAAATCGATTATCACCTGCACTGCTGTACTCAAAGACAAGCAGCTCATTGCTGGCGAGCATATCCCCATTGTTCCGGTGTTCGGAGAGTGGGGCTTCGTTGAAGATAAAGAAGTGTATGAGGGTGTCGTCCGCCTGACAAAAGACGGCCAGCGTCTGCGCAACATGATTATGTCGTTCAACGCCGACATCGTGGCCCGCACTCCGAAGAAGAAGCCGTTCTTCTGGCCTGAGCAGATTGCAGGCTTTGAGCATATGTACGACGGTAACGACGATTACCCATACTACCTGCTCAATCGCACTGACGAAAATAGTGGAGACCTTCCGACTCAGCCGCTGGCATATTATGAAAACCCGGAAGTGCCGCAAGCCAACGCCTACATGCTGGAAGCAGCAACCAGCGCAGTAAAAGAGGTTGCCACTCTCGGAGTTGATACAGAAGCGGTAAATGGCGGACAGGTTGCGTTTGATACCGTCAATCAACTGAATATGAGGGCTGACCTTGAGACATACGTGTTTCAGGATAATCTGGCTACCGCCATGCGCCGTGACGGAGAGATTTACCAGTCGATAGTTAATGACATCTACGATGTTCCTCGCAACGTTACGATTACCCTTGAGGATGGCAGCGAGAAAGATGTTCAGCTAATGGCTGAGGTTGTTGACCTTGCTACTGGAGAAAAGCAGGTACTAAACGATATCAGGGGGCGCTATGAGTGCTACACGGATGTTGGACCATCATTCCAGTCCATGAAGCAGCAAAACCGCGCAGAAATTCTTGAGTTGCTCGGCAAGACGCCACAGGGAACGCCAGAATATCAACTGCTGTTGCTTCAGTACTTCACCCTGCTTGATGGTAAAGGTGTTGAGATGATGCGTGACTATGCCAACAAGCAGCTTATTCAGATGGGCGTTAAGAAGCCAGAAACGCCCGAAGAGCAGCAATGGTTAGTAGAGGCGCAACAAGCCAAACAAGGTCAACAAGACCCGGCAATGGTTCAGGCTCAGGGCGTACTCCTGCAGGGGCAGGCTGAACTGGCTAAAGCTCAGAACCAGACGCTGTCCCTGCAAATCGATGCAGCTAAAGTCGAAGCGCAGAACCAGCTTAACGCTGCCAGAATCGCAGAAATCTTCAACAACATGGACCTCAGTAAACAATCTGAGTTTAGAGAGTTCCTTAAAACCGTTGCTTCATTCCAGCAGGACCGCAGCGAAGACGCTCGCGCAAATGCTGAGTTACTCCTTAAAGGCGATGAACAGACGCACAAGCAGCGAATGGACATTGCCAACATCCTGCAATCGCAGAGACAAAATCAACCTTCCGGCAGTGTAGCCGAGACACCTCAATAAGAGAGAGTTAATCATGGAACCAACCACCGAAATTCAGGCAACTGAAGACTTAACCCTGTCCGGCGATCATGCAGCGGCATCTGCTGATAGCTTAGTTGTCGATAATGCCAACGACAATGCAGGTCAGGAAGAGGGCTTTGAGATTGTCCTGAAGGACGATGAGACAGCACCAAAACAAGACCCGGCAAAGAACGCAGAATTCGCCCGCCGCCGCATCGAGCGCAAACGACAGCGCGAGCTTGAGCAGCAGATGGAGGCAGTTAAACGCGGAGAATTGCCGGAGAGTTTACGGGTAAACCCTGACCTTCCTCCTCAGCCAGACATTAACGCCTATCTGTCAGAAGAAGGCCTGGCTAAATATGACTACGACAACAGCCGTGCGCTTGCCGCTTTCAATGCTGCTAATACCGAATGGCTAATGAAAGCGCAGGACGCCCGCAGCAATGCCGTAGCAGAACAGGGCCGCAAGACTCAGGAGTTTACCCAGCAATCAGCGCAATACGTCGAAGCTGCCCGCAAACACTATGACGCGGCGGAAAAGCTCAACATCCCTGACTATCAGGAGAAAGAAGACGCATTTATGCAACTGGTTCCGCCTGCGGTTGGGGCCGACATTATGCGCCTGTTCCCGGAAAAGTCCGCCGCGCTCATGTATCACCTGGGGGCAAACCCGGAGAAAGCCCGCCAGTTACTGGCGATGGATGGGCAGTCCGCGCTGATTGAACTCACTCGACTATCCGAACGCTTAACTCTCAAGCCTCGCGGTAAACAAATCTCTTCCGCTCCCCCTGCTGACCAGCCTATTACCGGTGATGTCAGCGCAGCAAATAAAGATGCCATTCGTAAACAAATGGATGCTGCTGCGAGCAAGGGAGATGTGGAAACCTACCGCAAGCTAAAGGCAAAACTTAAAGGAATCCGATAATGGCTTTGAACGAAGGTCAAATTGTTACACTGGCGGTAGATGAAATCATCGAAACCATCTCCGCAATCACTCCAATGGCGCAGAAAGCCAAGAAATACACCCCGCCTGCTGCTTCTATGCAGCGCTCCAGCAATACCATCTGGATGCCTGTAGAGCAAGAGTCACCCACTCAGGAGGGCTGGGATTTAACTGATAAAGCGACAGGGTTACTGGAACTTAACGTCGCGGTAAACATGGGAGAGCCGGATAACGACTTCTTCCAGTTGCGTGCTGATGACTTGCGAGACGAAACTGCGTATCGTCGCCGCATCCAGTCTGCCGCTCGCAAGCTGGCGAACAACGTTGAGTTGAAAGTCGCAAACATGGCCGCCGAGATGGGTTCGCTGGTTATCACCTCCCCTGATGCCATCGGCACTAATACCGCAGACGCCTGGAACTTTGTGGCCGACGCAGAAGAAATCATGTTCTCCCGCGAACTTAACCGCGACATGGGGACATCGTACTTCTTCAACCCTCAGGACTACAAAAAAGCGGGTTACGACCTGACCAAGCGTGACATCTTCGGGCGTATTCCTGAAGAAGCATACCGAGATGGCACCATTCAGCGTCAGGTCGCTGGCTTCGATGATGTCCTGCGCTCTCCGAAACTTCCTGTGCTGACCAAATCCACCGCAACTGGCATCACTGTATCCGGTGCGCAGTCCTTCAAGCCTGTCGCATGGCAACTGGATAACGATGGCAACAAAGTTAACGTTGATAACCGTTTTGCTACCGTCACCCTGTCTGCAACTACCGGCATGAAACGCGGCGACAAAATTTCGTTTGCTGGCGTTAAGTTCCTTGGTCAGATGGCTAAGAACGTACTGGCTCAGGATGCGACTTTCTCTGTAGTCCGCGTTGTTGACGGTACTCATGTTGAAATCACGCCGAAGCCGGTAGCGCTGGATGATGTTTCCCTGTCTCCGGAGCAGCGTGCCTACGCCAACGTTAACACCTCGCTGGCTGATGCAATGGCAGTGAACATTCTGAACGTTAAAGACGCTCGCACTAATGTGTTCTGGGCTGACGATGCTATTCGTATCGTGTCTCAGCCGATTCCGGCTAACCATGAACTTTTTGCAGGTATGAAAACTACCTCATTCAGCATCCCTGATGTTGGCCTGAACGGTATCTTCGCTACGCAGGGTGATATTTCCACCCTGTCCGGCCTGTGCCGTATTGCGCTGTGGTACGGCGTAAACGCGACACGACCGGAGGCAATCGGTGTTGGCCTGCCTGGTCAGACTGCGTAACTAACAGGGGCTGCGGCCCCTTTCTTTATGGAGTGGCTATGAAAATAGCAATCTATAAGCCCGGTGGAAGCATCATGGTATGGGGCGTCATGGCTCAGATGAAGGTCATCGACTCCAGCGAACTTCCGGAATATGTCAAAGATGGCTGGCTTGATCATCCATCAAAGCTGCTGCCCGTGGAAGCAGATGATGTTAAGCCACGCAAAGGCCGCAAGCCTAAGGCGGTAAGCGATGCAGATAAAGACTAAAGGCGATCTGGTCAGGGCTGCGCTTCGTAAGTTGGGCGTGGCATCAGATGCAACCCTTACCGATGTCGAACCTCAGTCTATGCAGGATGCCGTTGATGATCTGGAAGCGATGATGGCGGAGTGGTATCAGGACGGGAAAGGCATCATTACCGGTTATGTATTCTCAGATGATGAGAATCCTCCCGCTGAAGGTGATGATCACGGCCTTCGCTCAAGCGCAGTCAGCGCGGTATTCCACAATCTTGCCTGCCGCATTGCTCCTGATTATGCGCTTGAGGCTACTGCCAAAATTATCGCCACTGCTAAATACGGAAAAGAGCTTCTCTATAAGCAAACCGCCATTTCCAGAGCAAAAAGAGCGCCTTACCCATCACGTATGCCAACTGGCAGTGGAAACAGTTTCGCCAATCTGAACGAATGGCATTATTTCCCCGGAGAACAGAATGCCGATTCAACAACTCCCCATGATGAAGGGAATGGGTAAAGACTTCAAGAACGCCGATTATATCGACTATCTGCCAGTGAATATGCTGGCAACACCCAAAGAAATCCTTAACAGCAGCGGCTATCTCCGCTCATTCCCTGGCATTACCAAACGTTATGATATGAACGGCGTATCGCGTGGAGTTGAGTACAACACCGCTCAGAATGCTGTTTATCGTGTTTGTGGTGGCAAGCTCTACAAAGGAGAAAGCGAAGTTGGTGATGTTGCCGGAAGTGGTCGCGTATCAATGGCACATGGTCGGACATCACAGGCGGTAGGCGTTAATGGCCAACTGGTCGAGTATCGCTATGATGGCACGGTTAAAACCGTCTCAAACTGGCCTGCAGACAGCGGATTCACGCAGTATGAGTTAGGTTCAGTGCGTGACATTACGCGCTTACGTGGGCGTTATGCGTGGTCAAAAGACGGCACTGATTCATGGTTTATCACTGACCTCGAAGATGAATCGCATCCTGACCGCTACAGCGCACAATATCGCGCAGAGTCGCAGCCTGACGGCATCATCGGCATCGGAACATGGAGAGACTTCATCGTCTGCTTTGGTTCGTCAACGATAGAGTATTTCTCCCTGACAGGCGCAACCACCGCTGGCGCTGCGTTGTATGTCGCACAGCCATCGTTGATGGTACAGAAGGGCATTGCCGGAACATACTGTAAAACGCCGTTCGCTGATTCATACGCCTTTATCAGTCATCCGGCTACTGGCGCACCTTCCGTCTACATCATCGGTTCAGGGCAGGCATCGCCAATTGCGACCGCCAGTATTGAGAAAATTATCCGCTCATATACCGCTGAAGAAATGGCGACGGGTGTGATGGAGACTTTGCGCTTCGATTCTCATGAGCTTCTGATTATTCATCTCCCTCGCCATGTTCTGGTTTACGACGCATCGTCCAGCCAGAACGGACCTCAGTGGTGTGTGCTGAAAACCGGGCTTTACGATGATGTATATCGCGGCGTCGACTTCATGTACGAAGGAAACCAGATAACGTGCGGCGACAAATCAGAAGCGGTGGTCGGACAATTGCAATTCGACATCAGCAGCCAGTACGACAAACAACAAGAACACCTACTGTTTACGCCCCTTTTCAAAGCAGATAACGCCAGATGCTTCGACCTTGAGGTTGAATCATCCACTGGTGTTGCTCAATACGCTGACCGCCTGTTCCTGTCTGCAACAACTGACGGCATCAATTACGGTCGTGAACAGATGATTGAGCAGAACGAGCCGTTTGTGTACGACAAGCGCGTTTTATGGAAACGTGTTGGGCGCATTCGTCGATTAATCGGATTCAAACTGCGAGTAATCACCAAATCACCAGTAACACTATCCGGGTGTCAAATTCGTCTGGAGTAAAATATGGCAGACCCGTCACTTAATAATCCTGTCGTTATTCAGGCCACCCGTCTCGACGCTTCAATTCTTCCCCGTAACGTCTTTAGCAAGTCTTATCTGCTCTATGTAATCGCGCAGGGAACTGACGTTGGTGCTATTGCAGGAAAGGCAAACGAAGCTGGACAGGGTGCTTATGACGCACAGGTAAAAAATGATGAGCAGGATGTAGAGCTTGCAGACCATGAAGCAAGAATTAAGCAACTGCGCATCGATGTAGATGATCACGAAAGTCGCATTACTGCGAACACTAAGGCAATTACTGCGCTGAATGTCAGGGTAACTACCGCTGAAGGAGAAATTGCCTCCTTGCAGACTAATGTTAGTGCTCTTGATGGCAGGGTTACGACTGCCGAGAACAATATTTCGGCATTGCAGGCTGACTACGTATCTAAAACCGCCACTACATCTCAATCGCTGGCTTCACCCCTCAACGTGACAACGTCATATTCAGTCGGCGGAAAGAAGGTTGTCGGCGCTCGCCAGACTGGATGGACCGCGGCAACAGGTACGGCGAATAAAGGCGTATTCGATGCTGACCTGACATTCGCCGTTAGCGATACTTACACGCAATCTGAAATCCAGGCTATAGCCAATGCTCTAATTACTGAGCGTCGGCGCACTAAGGCTTTGGAAGACGCCTTGCGTGCACATGGGTTGATTGATTAATGATTACATTCACTCCAACACGCAACATCGACCTGATAGAAATGGTTGGCAACCACCCCGACATCATTGCCGGAAGCAACAACGGTGACGGATACGACTACAAGCCTGAGTGTCGTTACTTTGAAGTGAACGTACATGGTCAGTTCGGTGGCATCGTGTATTACAACGAGATTCAGCCGATGACCTTTGACTGCCACGCCATGTACCTGCCTGAGATTCGCGGATTCAGTAAGGAAATCGGACTGGCGTTCTGGCGATATATTCTCACCAATACCACCGTTCAGTGCGTTACATCATTTGCTGCACGCAAATTTCGCCACGGTCAGATGTACTGCGCAATGATTGGCCTTAAGCGTGTGGGAACCATCAAGAAATACTTCAAAGGCGTAGATGACGTGACGTTTTACGCCGCCACCCGAGAAGAGTTAACCGAATTACTGAATAACGGGAGATAAACATGTTATATGCATTTACGCTGGGCAGGAAACTGCGCGGTGAGGAACCTTCTTATCCTGAAAAAGGCGGTAAAGGTGGCGCAGATAAAAGCGCAAAGTATGCAGCAGAAGCGCAAAAGTATGCCGCAGACCTGCAAAACCAGCAGTTCAATACCATCATGAACAACCTGAAGCCGTTTACTCCTCTGGCAGATAAGTATATCGGCAGTCTTGAAGGTTTATCGTCTCTCGAAGGTCAGGGGCAGGCGCTTAATAATTACTATAACTCCCAACAATACCAGGACCTTGCGGGGCAGGCTCGCTATCAGAATCTGGCAGCGGCAGAAGCAACAGGTGGCCTGGGTTCTACAGCGACCAGTAACCAGCTTTCAGCAATCGCCCCAACACTTGGTCAGCAATGGCTGTCAGGTCAGATGAATAACTATCAGAACCTTGCAAATATTGGTCTTGGTGCGCTTCAGGGGCAGGCAAACGCCGGACAGACATATGCCAACAATATGAGTCAGATTTCACAGCAAAGCGCGGCTCTTGCAGCGGCAAATGCCAACAGACCATCAGCTATGCAATCTGCTATTGGCGGAGGTGCGTCTGGTGCGATTGCTGGGGCTGGACTTGCGAAATTAATTGGTTCATCAACTCCGTGGGGTGCTGCCATCGGTGGTGGTATTGGTCTGCTTGGCTCGTTGTTTTAAGGGGTAATCAATGGCTACGTGGCAGCAGGGCATTAATTCAGGTGGTTTTCTGGCTGGCATTGGTGCGCAAAATGAGAACGCACCAAAGGCAAGAGATATTAACGCAACGCTGGGTCTGATTCGCGAAAACAATGATTTAGCCCGTTCAGGCGCTAATAATGTGGCTTTAACAGGGCTGCGTGGTCTGGCTGGCGTTGCTGATATTTATAACCAGGAACAGCAACAGAAAGCGCTAAACGCATTCAACCAGGTTCATGCCAACGCATGGGCTACTGGTGACCCGTCTGGCCTGTTTAAGTTTGCTCAGGAAAACCCTGCGTTTGTTGCGCAGGCACAGCAGGCGTTTTCCGGTCTTAATGAGCAGCAGCGTAACGATATGGGCGATTTAGCTATGAAGGCTAACGTCGCTCTTTCTCAGGGGCCGGAAGCCTACAGTAAATTCATTACTGATAACAAGGACAGGTTAAATCGTGTTGGCGCTAATCCGGACTGGATGATACAGACTGGAGTGCAGAATCCAGAACAGCTATCACACATGCTGACTACGATGTCCCTCGGTGCGCTTGGACCCGAAAAGGCGTTTGCTGTTCAGGATAAGATGGTTGGCCGTGAGATTGACCGAGGCAGGCTGGCTGAAACAATCCGCAGCAATAAAGCCGGTGAGGGGCTTCAGGCTCGCGGGCAGAATATAACAATGCGTGGACAAGATATGTCAGCGGCAACAGCACGACGCGGTCAAGATTTGGCAACGCAAAGAGCAAACGCCAGAACGATATCAGGCAGCGAAGGAAATCGGGTCGTTCAGCTTGCAGACGGGCGAACAGTCAGCGTCGGTGGAAAACTTCACGGCGCAGGGGCGAATGCGTTTTACGAAGGTATTGACGATAACGGCAATATGGTTCGTGTCCCGGCAAGCGCCATTGCCGCACCTCCAACGTCTGCGGCAAGCGCACAGAACTACGCAATGAAGAAAGACATTGATGCAATCGCAAATGCAGATGCTTCTGCTCTCGATTTCATGACTGGAATGACTGGCGGAGCAGGAAATCCGGCAATTGGTGCAGATGTTCGCAGCCGACTCACAGGCAAAGAGCAACGCCAGTTATATAACTCCGCACAACGTATTCAGGGAAGAATGCAGAATCAGGGCGTGGCAGCAGCAAGAGATATGGGCGCTAGCGGTATCAACACCATTGCAGAAGCGAAGATGTATTTTCAGGGGATGCCGCAGGTTGACTACTCAAGCCCGGAGGCTATGCAGCAGTCTATTCGTGAGATTCAGGAATACACCAACAATTATAACCAGCAGTACAACGTTAATGTTGGTAATGGTGGGCTGAAATCACCAAGGCAGCAGCCAGATACTCAGCAATCAGCCGGAGGAAGTTACACGTCTAAATCTGGCATTAAATTCACGGTGGAATAATGAAAGTTACCGCTAATGGCAAGACATTCAACTTCCCTGATGGAACCAGCACAGAAGACATCGGCGCTGCAGTTGATGAGTATTTTGCAGGGCAGGCATCAGCAGCAGAAACACAACCAGCAGAACAGCAGGAAGAACCACAGCAGCCTGAACAATCCCTGATGCAACGGGCTGGTGACTTACTCACTGGCGGCCAGTCAGCAGGCCAGATTGCAGAGCAGGCTGGGCGTGGGCTCGTAAATATCCCGTTTGATGTATTGCAGGGCGGCGCGAGTCTCATTAACGCAATCAGCCAAGGGTTAGGCGGCCCGAAAGTGCTGGATGACGTGTATCGCCCGGTAGATCGCCCGACTGACCCATATGCGCAGGCAGGAGAATCCATTGGCGGGTATCTAATTCCAGGCGCTGGCGTCGCTGGCAACATGGCGATCGGCTCAGTGGCTGAGGCAGCCAATCAGCAGGGAGATTTTGCTGGCAACGTTGCGAAGAATGCCGCGGTAAACCTCGGCGCTCAGGGGCTACTTTCTGGCGCAGCTAAATTAGTCGGGCGTGGCATTACTGCAGCAAGAGGTGAGATTGCACCAGAGGCCAGACAACTGATTGATACCGCTGAGAGTATGGGTGTTAAGCCCATGACGTCAGATATGATCAAGCCTGGCAATGCCTTTACTCGCAGCTTAATGCAAGGTGGTGAAGGTGCGTTGCTTGGAACGGGAGGAAAAAGAGCAGAACAGTACGCTATCCGCAGCAAACTTCTAGGCGACTATTTCGACCGAGTGGGAGGATACAATCCTGATGATATCGTTAAGTCAATGACCAGTACAGTAGGAGGGCGTAAAAATGCGGCAGGAGCAGTAAGAGATGAAATAGTAAATAGAATGGGAAGCGCTCCAGTGGGAACCACCAATTCAATTAATGCAATTGATACAAATATTGCAAGACTTGAGAAGCTCGGCACATCAGCGGACCAGAGGCTTTTGACAGCGCTTAAAAATCTAAAGGGGGAATTGAATAGCGGGAATGTTGATTTTGATCTCCTGCAACAGCATCGCACTGCATTCCGCACCAATGTTCAGGGTGATGCGATGGTATTCCCAAATCAGGCCAAGGCTGCAACTAACATGGTTGAAAATGCAATGACTCGTGATTTGCGCAATGCTGTCGGTAAATCACTAGGGCCACAAGATGCAGCAAAATATCTCAAATCCAACTCAGACTTCGCAAACATTTACAATAAGGTTCTGAATAAGCGCATCTCTAATACGCTAAATAAAGCCAGAAGCGAATACACACCCGAGCTTATTAACACCGTTGTTTTCAGTCGCAAACCGTCAGATATAAAGCGCATATGGAGCTCCCTGGATAACAAAGGAAAGGACGCAATGCGAGCTGCATACATCAGCAAGATTGCTGAAAAAACTGGTGATTCTCCAGCTAAGTTCATAACCGAAGTAAACAAATTAAAAGCGCAATCCGGAGGTGAGATTTACAACACCATTTTCAGCGGACGACACATGAAGGAACTTGATGCGCTTCATGATGTGCTGAGACAAACAGCTAGGTCTGATTCGGCAAATGTTGTCACACAGACGGGGCAGGCGCTGGCAAATCCGGTAAGGCTTGGCGCTGCAATTCCTACTTTAGGTAAGTCACTCGCAGCAGAGGCCGGCTATGGCTTGGCAATGAGGGTGTATGAGAGCAAGCCAATAAGAAATATGCTACTCAGGCTGGCTAACACCAAGCCGGGCACACCTGCATATGAGCGTGCGCTGAATCAGGCCGCTACTGCAGTGCGCCCTCTTTTAGCTAACGAAGCTACCCGGCAGTAGCGCTATAAGCCAAGGACGGCATTTATTTTATAGTTTTTATGAATTCTTTATTAAATCCATTCGCTTCTCCGGGGTATCTTCCAAAGACAATTTTTATAAAAACAGAAAAAATAAAGATAGCAATGCTTAACAACAATTGCAGTATCATTGGAACCCAAAGAACAACAGGCTCTATATTCATGAAACCAAATATTCTTCCTGCGATCATGGCAAAGTACCACACTGTTATCAGCAAACTTAGTGGTATATGAATTACTGATATTATCAATCCAAGGGCATCAGTAATTCTGTTTTCAAATCTTTCAGGGGAAAACTTTTCTTTAAGGTAATTGAGTACGTAGGCCTCATTCTCTGGATTTTTAGCATTTTTCCCTATTGCAATAGAAACCTCAGATATCCTTGATTCAAGTCTTTTACGTTTAATAAAATTAGAAAAAAACAACCACGCAATCTGCAATCCTATCCCCAGAAATAGAGTTGCGGCAACTAGCACAGCATAACTCATAGAATCAGACACACCAACCTCCTTAGTTTTGTGCAGGATACCATGAAAAAAGTTAACATTGGAAACGTACCAAAGATGCTCGTTCCGCTCTTTGAGAGCGGTACAATTGTGTTTTGTAGAGACTTTCCAGAATGGCAACGCCTGCATCAAAAACTTGGTGTGGACGTGCAGGACTCGGATGCCAACGGAGCGTCTCATACAATGAGCAGCGAGAATGGTGTTTTGCATGTGATAGGCGTGTTCAATGGCAAACTATCTACTATTGCCCATGAGTGCGCTCACATGGCATTCGATATCTGCTCAAGGGTCGGTGTTGATGTTGAACCAGGAAGAGCCAACGAGACTTACTGCTACTTAATGAGCAGGCTTGTTGAGTTCTGCGAGCGACATATCAAAAAGCCGGAGTGACCCGGCTTGATTATTACTTTTTGCTGTCTGGAGTTCGCTTATCTAATACCCAGCCATTACCTGGCTTTGTTGTTGGTGGAAGCCTTTCGTTGTCCTTGACGGTGGCAAAATTGTCTTTCTTACCGCCTCGCGGGCCAACTTCTTGGTATATTCCGCCGTTTTTTCCTGTGTTTTCACCTGGTTTTTTCGCCATGATATACCTCAACATACACCCGTTATTGGGCGATTAAATATTGATCTCATTTTATAAGTAGTCAATATGGCCCAGGTAAATGCAAAAATTAACCCGCCGTCAGGTGGTTTTTTTGTACAAATCCTTCAGCGTATCAAACACCATCTTCTTAACAAGCTCTGACTGCTCATCAGCGAGTCGTTCTGCATCGTTGCGATATCCAGTCACAGGCGATGGTTTTGATAGAGCATCTTGGACGATTTGTAACAACTCGGAGTTCATTGATCTCCCATTCGCCTCCGCCCTGAATTTTAATTTCTCCCTGACTTCCATAGGCATACGGAAGTTAAAGTGCGGATCATCTCTAGCCATGCCATCACTCCAAGTTAGTGTATTGACATGATAGAAGCACTCTACTATATTCTCAATAGGTCCACGTTGGACCTGTATTGTGAGGTGAATATGAAAGGAATGAGCAAAATGCCGCAGTTCAATTTGCGGTGGCCTAGAGAAGTATTGGATTTGGTACGCAAGGTAGCGGAAGAGAATGGTCGGTCTGTTAATTCTGAGATTTATCAGCGAGTAATGGAAAGCTTTAAGAAGGAAGGGCGCATTGGCGCGTAAAGTTGAAGCCCCAACTGCGGTAACAGTCAGGGCTTCGGTTGTCAGTAAATCCTTGGAGAAAAACCAACATGAATAGTATAGCAATTTTAGAAGCAGTTAACACCTCTTACGTGCCGTTTAATGGACAGCATGTTCTTACCGCTATGGTGGCTGGAGTTGCCTATGTAGCTATGAAGCCAGTCGTGGATAACATTGGTCTCTCATGGTCATCTCAGGTGCAAAAGCTTCTGAAAATGAAAGATAAATTCAACTATGTCGATATCGACATGGTTGCTGGAGATATGAAGAAACGTCTCATGGGATGCATCCCACTGAAGAAACTTAACGGCTGGCTGTTCAGCATTAACCCTGAGAAAGTTCGTGCAGACATCCGTGACAAACTGATTAAGTACCAGGAAGAATGCTTCACCGTTCTGTATGATTACTGGACGAAAGGTAAGGCTGAAAACCCGCGTAAGAAAACATCTGTCGATGAGAGGACGCCGCTTCGTGATGCTGTAAATATGCTTGTAAGCAAAAAGCATCTGATGTACCCAGAAGCTTATGCAATGATCCATCAGCGTTTCAATGTGGAAAGTATTGAAGAACTGGAGGCGTCTCAGATACCGCTGGCCGTAGAGTACATCCACAGGGTAGTGCTTGAAGGTGAGTTCATTGGCAAACAAGAGAAGAAAACCAACGATCTTTCTGCAAAAGAAGCAAACAGCCTTGTATGGTTATGGGATTATGCCAACCGCTCACAGGCGTTATTCCGCGAACTGTATCCTGCAATGAGACAGATTCAATCTAACTATTCAGGAAAGTGCTACGACTACGGCCATGAATTCTCGTACATCATTGGAATAGCGAGAGACGTTTTAATTAATCACACGCGAGATGTTGATATTAATGAACCTGACGGGCCAACGAATCTTTCCGCATGGATGAGACTTAAGGATAAAGAGCTTCCACCTTCATTACATCGCTACTGACAGATAACCAACGCAACGACCCAGCTTCGGCTGGGTTTTTTTATGCCCAAAATTCACCGTAGCCACGCTTAGGTAATGAGCTTGAAGGAGAGACCTACAAAAAAATTGTAGGTCGAAAAGCGAACAAAATAACTTCCGAAAAAGTTGTTTTATCACAAAAAATTCACCGTAGCCATGCTGCGGCAATTCCTTGCATCTGGAGCAAATTAAATGACAGACATCACTGCAAACGTAGTTGTTTCTAACCCTCGTCCAATCTTCACTGAATCCCGTTCGTTTAAAGCTGTTGCTAATGGGAAAATTTACATTGGTCAGATTGATACCGATCCGGTTAATCCTGCCAATCAGATACCCGTATACATTGAAAATGAGGATGGCTCTCACGTCCAGATTACTCAGCCGCTAATTATCAACGCAGCCGGTAAAATCGTATACAACGGCCAACTGGTGAAAATTGTCACCGTTCAGGGTCATAGCATGGCTATCTATGATGCCAATGGTTCTCAGGTTGACTATATTGCTAACGTATTGAAGTACGATCCAGATCAATATTCAATAGAAGCTGATAAAAAATTTAAGTATTCAGTAAAATTATCAGATTATCCAACATTGCAGGATGCAGCATCTGCTGCGGTTGATGGCCTTCTTATCGATCGAGATTATAATTTTTATGGTGGAGAGACAGTTGATTTTGGCGGAAAGGTTCTGACTATAGAATGTAAAGCTAAATTTATAGGAGATGGAAATCTTATTTTTACGAAATTAGGCAAAGGTTCCCGCATTGCCGGGGTTTTTATGGAAAGCACTACAACACCATGGGTTATCAAGCCTTGGACGGATGACAATCAGTGGCTAACGGATGCCGCAGCGGTCGTTGCCACTTTAAAACAATCTAAAACTGATGGGTATCAGCCAACCGTAAGCGATTACGTTAAATTCCCAGGAATAGAAACGTTACTCCCACCTAATGCAAAAGGGCAAAACATAACGTCTACGTTAGAAATTAGAGAATGTATAGGGGTCGAAGTTCATCGGGCTAGCGGTCTAATGGCTGGTTTTTTGTTTAGAGGGTGTCACTTCTGCAAGATGGTAGACGCCAATAATCCAAGCGGAGGTAAAGATGGCATTATAACCTTCGAAAACCTTAGCGGCGATTGGGGGAAGGGTAACTATGTCATTGGCGGACGAACCAGCTATGGGTCAGTAAGTAGCGCCCAGTTTTTACGTAATAATGGTGGCTTTGAACGTGATGGTGGAGTTATTGGGTTTACTTCATATCGCGCTGGGGAGAGTGGCGTTAAAACTTGGCAAGGTACTGTGGGCTCGACAACCTCTCGCAACTATAATCTGCAATTCCGCGACTCGGTCGTTATTTACCCCGTATGGGACGGATTCGATTTAGGTGCTGACACTGACATGAATCCGGAGTTGGACAGGCCAGGGGACTACCCTATAACCCAATACCCACTGCATCAGTTACCCCTAAATCACCTGATTGATAATCTTCTGGTTCGCGGGGCGTTAGGTGTAGGTTTTGGTATGGATGGTAAGGGCATGTATGTGTCTAATATTACCGTAGAAGATTGCGCTGGGTCTGGCGCGTACCTACTCACCCACGAATCAGTATTTACCAATATAGCCATAATTGACACCAATACTAAGGATTTCCAGGCGAATCAGATTTATATATCTGGGGCTTGCCGTGTGAACGGTTTACGTTTAATTGGGATCCGCTCAACCGATGGGCAGGGTCTAACCATAGACGCCCCTAACTCTACCGTAAGCGGTATAACCGGGATGGTAGACCCCTCTAGAATTAATGTTGCTAATTTGGCAGAAGAAGGGTTAGGTAATATCCGCGCTAATAGTTTCGGCTATGATAGCGCAGCGATTAAACTGCGGATTCATAAGTTATCAAAGACATTAGATAGCGGAGCATTGTACTCCCACATTAACGGGGGGGCCGGTTCTGGCTCAGCGTATACTCAACTTACTGCTATTTCAGGTAGCACACCTGACGCTGTATCATTAAAAGTTAACCACAAAGATTGCAGGGGGGCAGAGATACCATTTGTTCCTGACATCGCGTCAGATGATTTTATAAAGGATTCCTCATGTTTTTTGCCATATTGGGAAAATAATTCTACTTCTTTAAAGGCTTTAGTGAAAAAACCCAATGGAGAATTAGTTAGATTAACCTTGGCAACACTTTAGATATGTAATAAAAATGGGTGTAAACACCCATTTTTATTTTATGTTAAATATTCTATAGCTAATTAAACCTAACAACTATGGTTTCCCCTACAACACCAATATCGTATACGTTATTACCAGATTTTTTCCACCCATTTTCAAGTTTAACCTCTTTGTCATATAGTCTGTAATTTCTGGAAAACACATTTCTTTGCATTAACACCTCTGACCACATCCAATCATTGTTAATAATGCGTGGTATTAACTCTCTCATTAAAGGATGCTTTATTACTATGTTTTCATTTATTGGTGCATACGGTTCTGTGCCAATGAATTTTATATTTTTTTTGTCTCTTCCAAATCCAAGATAATCTATGTCTTGAGATATTCTATTTACAATGCTTTCCTCAAGCTGAAACTGTGCATTTATGGCATTGTAAGCACCATAAGAAAATATTGTTGATATTAAAAGAATAAAAGAAAAATATATTCTTGATATTAACTGTTTATCTTCAAAAGCATAGAATACGCATAGGCAACAAAAAAACATAAAGCCACCCATACCAATCAATACCCTCGGTGCGTATATTGGTGATTTTAGAAAAATCATTGGTCCAATGATGAAGAACATTGATGCTAATAAAATTAAAACTACTAGCAATAACTTTGTTTTCTTATTTTCATCTCTTTTGATTGCTTTTAAAACTATGACTATCAAAGAAATGATTAGCGCAAAGAATAGCGAGTAGTAGATTAAGTAATTATCGCCATTCAAGATCGTGCTAAACATTCTATAAAATGATAAGACGTTAGAAATTATCCCTTCAAATAAACTTGAGTTTATCTCTATAATCTTACTATGTTCGATATTGTAAGAACCTGTTACAAGTCTTTTTGCAATAAAGTAAGAATAGGCAAAATATCCTACTATTAAACCAGCGACAGAAGATGCTGTATTTTTTGTGATATTTGAAATTGAGTTTTTCTTAACCACATCTGAAATTATAAAGGCCAACAAGAATATTGCGTAAGTATTCAGCGCAGCCTGATAAAGACTAAGGAATGCAATGGTTAAAATGGATGATATTATGATATTTATAGGCTTGTATTGATAAGCGACATACGATGAGATAATAGATATTGCCACACTCATGCACATTGTTAATGAATCATATCTATATGATAGATTTTCAATAAAGAATGGGTTTGCCAAAATCATCATAAAACAAAGAGATGCTGTGATGTAGTCATCTCCAAACAGCTTTTCCCTGATGCAGGATAGTGCCAATGCTAAAATAACTATCCCTAGCATTAAAGGTAGCGGAGAAGCATCTATAATTGGGGTTCCAAAATTAATGATATAGAAAATAAAGTCGGAAAGTGGGCGACCATTGCCTGACCAACCCAACCCGCCATATAAAGACCTACCCAAGTCATCAACGAAAAATGATTGATGTGTCAATAAAGGAAATGTATATATAATCGCCAATCCAAGAAAGATTGATATAAATATCCTGTCATTACTATTAAATTTCACTTTTAAAACCCTTACGCTTTAATATGTATTTAGGCCGCTGTTTGGTTTCTATGTAAATTCTACCAATATATTCTCCAAGAATACCTATTCCTATCAATTGAACGCCACCCAGGAAAAGAACAGAAACAAGAAGAGACGGGTAGCCAGGAACATTATTTCCAAATATTAATTTATCAATAATCATCCATGCACCGTAAAGGAATGACATACCTGCAATAAACAATCCAATGTAAGTCCATATGCGGAGCGGAAATGTTGAGAAAGAAGTTATTCCCTCCAGCGCCAGGTTCCATAATTTCCAGCCGTTGAATTTCGAATCACCGGCCACGCGTTCGGCACGGGCATATTTAACAACATCCGTTTTTCCGCCAACCCAACTGAGCACACCCTTCATAAACAAGTTGCGTTCTGGCATTTGTTTGATGTTCTCGACAACCGCACGGCTCATTAACCGAAAGTCGCCAACATTTTCTTCGATTTTTGGATTGCTGATTTTATTGTGCAGCTTATAAAACCACTCAGCTGTCTTACGCTTCATGCGCCCGTCAGTTGAGCGGTCTGAGCGCTTAGCCAGCACCATATCCGCGCCAGCCTGCCACTTCTCAATGAGATGAGGGATAACTTCTATCGGATCCTGTAAATCGACATCAATAGGAATGACCGCATCCCCGGTTGCATGGTCGAGACCCGCGAAAAGAGCAGGTTCTTTACCGAAGTTTCGCGTAAACGAAAGCGGAATAACGAGCGGATCAGATGCAGCTATTTTGTTAATTATTGATTCAGTCGCATCTTTACTACCATCATTAATAAAAACGATCTCAATTTCATATTCTTTTAGCTCATTAAACTCACGTACCGTTTTATAGAAAATCGGTATCGTGTCTTCTTCGTTAAAAACTGGAACGACAAGAGAGATTTTCATCTTATATCCCTGAAAACAATGAATCTGGAATAGATAAAGCCGCATACCAGGCTAATTGCCGAGAAAGTGATAAGGGTAATCAATGGTGGCAAGGAACATTGGTCAGCCATCCAGCCAACAACAGCGCTCAGTGTTCCCATGAATCCCACATACATCATGTAGCGAAGCGTGGTGGTGGTGGCATTAAAGGTGAAACGCGCATTGGCATAGAAGCTGAACGATACGGCGATAACAAAACCGGAAAAGTTCGCCAGCGCCTGATGCGTATGCATCCCATACACACAAAAAGCAAATACGCCCCAATGAATAAGCGTGTTAAGAACACCGATCGATGTGTACTTAGCGAATAACTTCAACATTATGAAAATCAGCGGATTCGGAAAGGTCTGAAGTGTAGCACTACAAATTGTTTTGATCGATACAAGCGATCAATAATGTATAATTTGATAGTTTTTATCTATATAATGCATGTTAATTGATCGTTGTTACCGATCAATTTTTATTGCTGATTGCTAAGTGGTTTGGGACAAAAATGGGACATACAAATCTTTGCATCGGTTTGCAAGGCTTTGCATGTCTTTCGAAGATGGGACGTGTGAGCGCAGGTATGACGTGGTATGTTGTTGACTTAAAAGGTAGTTCTTATAATTCGTAATGCGAAGGTCGTAGGTTCGACTCCTATTATCGGCACCAGTTAAATCAAATACTTACGTATTATTCGTGCCTTCCTTATTTTTACTGTGGGACATATTTGGGACAGAAGTACCAAAAATCGAGTCAATTTGTCGAGCATGTTCAGTCAGGTGATTTGGTGCCAGATGAGCATATCGGCGAACCATTTCGATAGACTCCCAGCCACCCATTTCCTGCAATACCGAAATCGGAACGCCAGCCTGAACTAACCAACTTGCCCACGTGTGCCTCAGGTCATGAAAACGGAAGTCTTCAATGCCCGCTCGTTTTAATGCTGCCCTCCATGCAGTATTAGCGTCATAGCGCATCTTCCTCACTACAGGTGATTTAGTTCCGTCTGGTTTGGTGCTGCTTTCCTTGTAGACGAACACCCATTTGTGATGATTGCCGATTTGCTTTTTCAGCACCCGGCAAGCGGTATCATTCAGCGCCACTCCAATGGCATGATTAGACTTGCTTTGTTCCGGGTGTATCCATGCCACCTTTCGTTGCATGTCTATCTGCTGCCACTCCAGATTGATAATGTTAGACCTCCTTAAGCCAGTAGAAAGCGCAAACTCTACGACTGACTTTAGCGGTTCCTGGCATTCATCAATCAACCTTTTTGCCTCGTGAGGCTCAAGCCAGCGGATACGCTTATTTTTCGGCTGAGGAACTTTGATGATCGGAGCCTTATCCAGCATCTTCCATTCGCGTTCAGCAGCCCGGAGGAGTGCCTTAATGAATGAAAGGTGAGTTGCTTTTGTGGCTACTGCTGCCGGCTTAGGCTTGAATACTGGAGGCTGCTTCCCATTCTTCCTGCAAGCTTCATCCATTAACTTCCAGTTTTCCTCATGCCGCCGATTAGTCATCTTCTGGATGGCGGAGTAAATCTTCGTCTCGGTAATATCCTTCAACTGCATCCCTGCAAAATGCTGGAGCCAGAATCCTATCCGACTCTTGTCATCATCCAGCGACTTCTTATGCGCCTTCTCCTCTAACCACCTGACACAGGCCTCCTCAAAAGTCATGCCAGGCGTCTCTCCTAATTTATTTACCCTCCATGCTTCGGCCTTCAGCTTGTCATGAAGCTCTGTGGCCTGCCTTTTGTCCTTTGTCCCAAGAGACTGCTTAAATCTTTTGCCGTTCGGCAATGTGAAACTGGCGTACCAGGTTTCACCTCTGCGGAATAGTGACATTTCAGTTCCTCTGTTATGTCATCACCCGCGCTCACTTGGACAGTATGCAGCGGAGATTGAAGTGCCGCAACGCAGGCTTGTCGTGTGGTGAGGTAAGGGGATTTAGGTTTGGTGGGGTCTTTACGTGTTGCCTGTAGTCGGCCTGTGCGAATCCAGTTTGTAGCGGTAGGTCTGGATATTTTGAGAAATGCACAGGCCTCATCTAGTGTGAGGCTGTGTGATTCCATGGTTACTCCTGGTCAGAAAGAAGCTCTTCTATCCATTTATATGTTTTTGGTGCTCGCTTATCTGGCCTCTTAAGCTCAAGCTTAAGCAGAGCAATAAGTGAATCCCACTCACGTAAAATCGGAGAAAACCGCTTTACCTTTTTCGCTATGAGCGGAAAGCTATCTTTAATTTCAGGTATTTCATCTACGAGCATCATGCATCTTCGCAAATCGGCAGGGTCTCTTGGTGCGTCAAACCGTCCGTGGTAGAAGTTCTTTTCCAGCCCAAGAGCAATAGAAGCCATAGTTGCGCTACTTATTCCAACGTGGCCTTTCTTGCCACCTCAATACCTTCATTGCTAAATCAGACATCATTCACTCCATAAAACAAAACCCGCCGTAGCGAGTTCAGATAAAAGAAATCCCCGCGAGTACGAGGATGTTATTGCTGCGGCGGTTCTGGTAGTGGCATCCAGTGCAAGGCAGCCCCTAACCACGATAGAGTGCCATCGTTCAACTCCACGTATTCCCCTTGCACCTGTCCTGCCAAATACTCGCCGTACTTTGAATAAATTAAAACCCAATCATCTTGAGCAGGCATTCGCTCACTACAGCTTATCCAACCACCCGGAGTTACCGGAGAGTTGCCAGCCTGAAGCATAGTTTTCTCGTAATCTGCAACCTGCGGGTCTACTGGTTGTGATAAATCGCGGAATTTTCCCTGAAGCATGGCGGCGCGGCAGGAATCCATAAATTCCAGCGCTGTCATTAGGTCGCGCCTGTTGACCTTGCAAGAATGCTCATCGATGTGGCGCCAGTCACTTAGATGGTCTGCCTGGTACTGGAAACGCTCAATGATGCCACTGATATCTTCCGGCACTACCGGCGCTGGCGGGGAGGCGTAGAGCGGAACTCCAAAGCGACCGCAGGAAAACTCATTGCTGCTGTTATATTCTCGCCCTTCTTCGTCTTCACACATCCACGCTACCAGGCTCAGCGGTAAGCGATACCAACGCGATACGCGCCAGCTCCATTTGTTCGCCACGGGTAAGCCCGTTTTCAAGCGGTGATTTAACGAACAATTCAATACGTTCTTTGGTAATAGTGGTCATGGGTTAGTCCTCAACGCTGATATCAACGGCCACTTTCATTCTTCCGGCAGAAACTTCAAAACCGGTGACATCCGCATTAAGCATGTATTCAGATATAACCAGCGCAAGAAGTTTTAACTTCGCGTCTGCATCGTTACCGTTCAATTCTTCAAGCAGCTCAATAACTGGTTCCATATGTTCACCCATTTTCATGCTCACTCCCCTTAACCTTGATACCAGCGGCGGCCAATGCTTTTGCTTTGGCGCATAGCTACGTGTTCAGCATTACGTTCTGCAAGCTGATTCATGGTTAATCCATCGATATCCGCTTTCATTCAGGCATTCTCCCCTACAAAGCTATTAACAGCCTTGCTTAATGTCAGACCAAGACTTTCAATATGCTTCTGTAGCTCCTGAAATGATTGTGCTTCTGACGCCAGAATTTCGCGATGGCATAACTCTTTAACCAGATGCTCAAACTTGCTGTAGTAACCGCAACGTACAAGAACTTCATTGCCGAAATTTTTGCTTTTTTCATCGGTAACTTTCCTCTTCTCGTTTAGAATAAGGTCGTGCTTGGTTCCGGTAATAACGTATTTACCGAGGTCGATGTTTAGCTTCATTATTAATTCCTCAGTTATTGCTGATAGCGCCGTAACGCGAACGGTAATCACGAAGGCGCGGGTCTGTTTCAATGAATTGGGTGTAAGTGGCTTTGCGGAATGGCCGGATGGATGTCTGGTAAATTCGCTCGCGTTCTTCTTTCTCTGCAAGCCATATACAGTGGCGAAATTCCTTTTCCTCTTTCGTTTCCTGCGGTAGCGACATTATCAGTCGTAGTTTTTTCTGAATTTATCCAGCACCTCCGAGACGGAATTGCCGGAACAGCGGAGAGGATTGTTACAGTCAAACAATGGTTTTGGCATAATAATATGATATCCATTATACAATGTTTGTGGCTTTTTTGTATTTGCTATGTTTTTATGGCGTTGATTATAAGTGTTTCCATATTTTCTTGTTTTTAATTAAACCAACATGTGTGTGACTTATATTGTATTCTTTAGCAATGATTCTGTTTGATCTGATATCTCTACGTATATCAAAAATCTTATCATTAGTTAGTTTTGAGTTCCCGTTCTGTTCTCCTGTTTGATATTTTGCACGTCCCTTATGCCGCATATCTGCATTGTTGTCAGAAACTGTACCTACTGCTAGATGCTCTGGATTTACGCAAGATGTGTTGTCACACAAATGAATAACAACCTTTCCTTCTGGAATTATTCCTTTACTAAACTCATATGATAATCTGTGAGCCTTAACTACTTTTCCATTAACGCTTATTCTTCCGTATCCTCTGCAGCTCTTCCCGCCATCCAAATATGGCACTCAAGTTTCCATATTTTCAGGTACATACCCTGAATTAATGTCAACCTTTGCTAAAAACCTATTCTTTAATTCATGAAGATAATTATGTGATAAATTTTCAATCATTTTAATTAACCACTAATATTTCAATAATCTATATCAAGATGGTGGATGTGTTGCCACGATTATTAAAAGGGGATCTCATCGTCGAAGTTCATAGGAGGTTCGTTGTGATTTCCATGCTGCTGAGGTTGCTGTCTTTGTTGCTGACCGTTATTTCTCTGAGGTGAAGACTGTTCATTGCCTCCTTGCTTGCCACCAAGCATTTGCATGGTTCCACCAACGCCAACGATGACTTCGGTAGTGAACCGATCCTGTCTGCTTTGATCCTGCCATTTTCTTGTCCGCAATTTGCCTTCAAGATAAACCTCAGAACCTTTTCGCAGATACTCGCTGGCAATTTCTGCCAGTTTCCCGCTCATTACCACACGGTGCCACTCCGTCTGCTCCTTTTGCTCTCCAGTTTGCTTATCACGCCATTGTTCTGACGTAGCAACTGTAAGGTTTGCAAATGCCGTTCCTGATGGGTGAATATCTGATTTCTGGATCATGCCCAAGGCGACCAATAATGATCACCTTATTTACGCCTCTGCTTGCCATTTATGCCGCCTGTTTAAGTTCGTTAACTCTAATGTTCATTACCTGAACGCATTTTGTCTGCGCATCATCGTGACCAGCCAATAATTGCCAGTCATGCTGATAACGCTCAATGAGTTTTTTCTTATCAGTTTCTGTTACTGCATATTCACTGAAGTCTTTCAGGATTTGCTCGCAGTCAACCGATGGAGATTTCTGGTTGGTATTTTCTGGTGATGGTTTGTTATCTGATTCTGGGATTGCCCAGCCCGGCAGCGATGGAGGGGACCAGTAAAATCCTGTTCCATCCTTCAGTTTTGCCCTGTGCCATCCCTGCTTTTTATCGAGAGATGTTTGTGCGAAACCTTCCTCAAGGTTATACAGATAACGGCCGATTCCCCACTGAACGGCAGCGCGCTTCATTGCACCGGAACGACCACCTTTGACGGCTTCTACCTGTGTGTTTTCAGCAGCATCCCATTTAGTTACCCATTCTGAATCAATCTTGATTGATATGCCGCACTCAACGCCGCCGTTGTTGGGAATATCGCGGTATTCATTACGCCATCCTGCTTTGCCGCAAACATCGTCCAGGCGTTTCATGATTGCTCTGTTCGTGACATAAGCAAGCACCATAGCCCACACCTTTCCATCACGCGTTTTCCCGCTTCGCTGTATTCTCCACTCGATATCTTCAGGATTGAATGGGGCGTCGAATTTATTCAAATCCATAATTCACCTCAGAATGGTAATTCGGAAGGATTAGCCAGAAATTCACCTTTGTTTATTCGCTCGTTTTTGGCTAATGAAAGGCAATTTCTTTTCATCGATTTATTACCTGACTTGCGCCAGTATATTGCTTCTGCCAGGTGATACTGACGTTTTAACCTGCTCAACTCCGGTGTCCTTGCTAAATCCACTGGTATCATTACCTTTCTCCTGTTCTTTGTGCTGACTAAGCATTTCGTTCATCAGGCGAATGAAAGTTTCGTCTGACCAGTTATCTGTAAAACTCATGGACGGCCTTGTTGTTTCAAAATATCCCAAAGCTTTTCGAGCAAACTTTTCATTCTTGGTTGTTTAAAGTCTGCTCCGGTTAAAATGTTTTTTCGTGAATGCTGTACCGATAAAATCGGGTTGAAAGGGCGAACCGATGCCGCCCCTGCAATAGCGAACTGCTGCATAGGATGCTCCTTCTGTTTGATTGCATAACGAAAACGCCTCGAGTGAAGCGTTATTGTTATGCATATAAAAAGGCCCTCACATCGGAGGGCAAAGAAGATTTTCAATAATCAGAACAAGTCGGCTCCTGTTTAGTTACGAGCGACATTGCTCCGTGTATTCACTCGTTGGAATGAATACACAGTGCAGTGTTTATTCTGTTGTTTGTGCCAAAAATAAAGGCCGACTATGCGTCCTGAAATTACTTAACCAATGATGCTGCATATTCGATAAGGTAAAGTTTTGGAGCAAGCCAAATTTTCAGCCAGTCGAAATAATTGAAGAAAACAACAATAGAAGTAATCGCTATTCCTGATGTGACAAGTAGTGATAAAAGAACAATATCTGCATCATCTCCTTTATTCCATGCAAAAATCATCAGATAAACACACGCTATAATCACCAATACACAGATAGCCTGAATTCCAGCTGATGATACGGCGTGCCACATCAAAAGCTGATGGATGACATCAGGAATCTGTGCCTGGCTAAATGAAACAGCCGCGTCTATTCCATTGCTGGCTTTTTGCAGTAGTTCTACGAGAATCTTGTTTGCTTGTTCTTCCATATATCACCTTAAATAGTGGCTTGCGGTAGTAAAGATTGCGCCTGTCTTTTAACCACATCAGGCTCGGTGGTTCTCGTGTACCCCTACAGCGAGAAATCGGATAAACTCTATTCACCCCTACAGAGAGCAAAAGAGAATCGCCGATGAACAACTCATGGTGGCAGGAACTAATGCATTTTTTCCTGCAAGGAATGACACTTAAACAGTTGATTCATATGCTCATCATCCTGATTTTACTGATTGTCGTTATGCCGGTAAGCGTGAAAGAATGGGTAAACCTGCATAATCCAGAAATCCTTCCTCAGTACTGGATGTATTACATCCTGCTGTTCTGTGTTAGCTATGTGCTGAATGGTGTTGTTAATTCTGTTTATCATGCCGTGAATGAAAGAATTGAGGCATCAACTGCTCAGCAGCGTAAGGCCAGAGAAGAAAAAGTCGTCCGGGATCTGTTTGATTCGTTAACTCCTGGCGAAAGAGCGTATTTGGCTTTCGCCGTAGCCGCCAATAATCAGCTAAAGACGGAAAAAGGAAGCCCTGAATCAATTTCTTTGCTCGAAAAAGGACTTATCACTCGCTTGCCTTCTGTTATTGGATATCCTGATATTGACCGTTTTGTTATCCCGGAAAAGTATTTTAATGAGTGCTACATGAGATTTGCCGGGAAGTCAGACATTCTTATGAATGAACTTATTGCACAGGACGAACAGCTCAAAAAATAACGACTTAACCGACAAATGTTTTACCTCGCTGTTATTTGTTTGCTCTTACGATGACCAGCCGCGTAAAGTGCTACGTCTGGCAAACATACACCGGTTTCTGGTGGCTTATGTCCAAACTCATTTGCGTACACAATGGCTGCCCGCTCCAGATTGCGTCTGTATTCTTCCAGTTGCCAGAATGCATCTTTCGCCATGAACTGAAGTGATTTTGCGTCTTCAATGCGTTTTGGCGTTTCGTGTTTTCCTTTGGCCTGAATCTGGGCCCGGCTAAGGGTGGGGCGGTGCAATACTTCTGAAGTTATTGCCTCTTCGCGAGCCAGAACGCCATTAGCTAATGCCTTTGCCTTTAAACGCTCACGACGACGAGCACGTGAAGTGCCTTTGAACTGTGTTCTGCGTGTCATATAGACCTCCTGATGAACTTTGGTGATGCGATGCCAGATGCTTATCTTCTGGTTGCCTCGATGGACTGCAATTCATCGCATCCCAAAGCTCACTTTGGTTATTGCTCGTTGACGGAGCCGTAGATTCATCACTGAATCGTTGTATGTTCACCATCCTGGTGAGTAGTGTGTCCTGTTGATGTGTTTAGTATACGTATAGTAAACATCATTGCAAATACATTTTGTATCCTCATGGTTGTTTTGTTTACATTGTGTTGATTTTTAAAGTGATTTATTTTTTTAAATCCTCTATGCCATACTGTTCTGAACAAAAAACGAGCGAGGAATCAGTGTGAAAAGTGAGGATGAGTTCTTTGCGGAGCTTCACCCGCAGGTGGTTGAGGTTCTCGGTACTGCGCTGATGCAGGTACTGGTAGAGCAGCGCGAACCTTCGCGTGAAGCTTTGATAGAAATGATTCAGGTACTGTGGCAGGAAGAGGATGTGGACTTGGCTGTAGAACTGGCTATTGATGTTCTGACGCTGCCGAAAGAGTAGGGCAAAGAAAACCCGGCGCGGTGGCCGGGCGTGATCGCTTACTCATCTTCATCTAGCAACTCAAATTGAGTCCCGGGCGATGGAAAGGCTCTTTTGAATGCTCTGTCAAACTCAGCTTTATTTCTTGAGCTTGAAAGGATGCCAACTACCTGCCAAAGGTGCGCCCTAAACATCGGAACTCCGATGCTATCGGTTAGGAACTGAAACATCTTATATCTTCTACCGCCATTCGCATAAACGACAGGGTTTTTTTCATCTAGCATCTCAAGGATGGCGCCTTTACTTGATGCTAATGGTTCGTAGATATACTTCCTCGTAAACTTACCGAAAAACTGAGGGTGCCGACCTGCTTTTTTCTGCGTAAGTCCGTAAAGTCGATAAAGGCCATCCGTGAACTGCTTCGGAAATTCCTTCTCATATTCTCTGACCTGCTCTTTGATGAACTCTTGAAAGAGAATTCGATATTCATCTTGTCTCTTTTCATCGATATGCCCAGTAGCTTCGTCTACCAGCGCTACAATACCAACCTCTGCAAGACCGCGCATGATAATGTCTGCCTGAACAGAAATAGGTATCTGAGATGACTGAAGGGCATCACCCTGATCTCTCATCTTCAAATAAACATTGCATATCTTTGGGAGCAAAGATGCTTCAATGCCGTAAGCTGGCGCCGCTCCTTTATTTATTTTGAAAAGACGGCGCCGGGATAGGCCTTCTGATAATTCATTATTAATGAATGGCTTAATGTTTTTAGCTGACAAGAAAACAGGAAGATAGGCGCCATCTGGATTCTCTTTCATTCTCTTCCAGTGGGAGCCTCCACGCTTCCCGCCGAAGGCTTTAGTGATAGCTCTCTCTGACAGAACCCTCGTCCCATCCTCAAGCACGGCACATTGTATCTTTAAGTCTCCAATGACAATGTCGCCAGATCTTTTGGCAATTTCCACCTCACCATCGCCACCCCACCTAGCTGCTGCGGCTTTTCTTGCAATAGCCGACCTTTCTTCTGCAGAAAGAGCATTAGCCCTTGCCACACCACCTTTGGACTTTCCCGTTGGTTCTTTGCTTTCTTTATCAGACATTATGCAAGCACTCTTTGTTGTGAAATGTGCTTGCATAATATCAAGTATATAAATTAATAAGCAAGCATATATTCTATCTTGAGTGCTTGCATTTTTTTTGTAAAAAGGCCGCATTTCTGCGACCTGTTTCACACAATCACTATCACCCAAACATCCCTTCGGTCCATCATCACCCGAATATCTCATCAGGCCATTGGCTGGCTACAACCTTACCTACAACCCTGCATTGTTCGTTACATGGCATTATTGGGAACTGAGGGTTTAGCGGTTGTAGGAATACTTGTCCGCTGTCTTTGATGAGCTTCTTAAAAGTGAACTCATCACCACATAACCTTGCAATGCAAAAATCGCCTGGGTCTACAGGAACTTCTGGGTCTACAAGAATCAGCATTCCTTCAGGAAAGCTTGGTCGTGATCCCGCTGGAGCCGTCATTGAGTGGCCTTCAACTTCAAGCCAAAAAGATGAATCACTGGCTTTTTTGGTCGTACTAATCCAGCATTCTGCATCTCTCTCGGTGAATGTGCGAAATTCTGGTGTAAACATTCCAGCCTGAACGTGAGAGAAGAATGGGTATTCAAATTGAGGTTTAACAGGCTTTTGTTCTGTTGATTCTCCAACGCTAAAGGTTCCGTCAGCGTTGAACCTCACGTCTGTAACTCCAAGATATTGAAAAATTGCTCCAATTTCTTGTATTGATGGGTTCCTTCTTCCGTTAAGCCAATGACTAACAGCACCTTTGGTTACACCAAGGTGTTCAGCAACTTTATCCTGATTCAATCCAAGCTGATCAATCCTTTGCTTCGCTATGTCATACCAGTTCATTTTCATCCTTAAATTATACAATTTGTATCAAACAAGAACAGTCACAAATCGTAAACTATGTATTGCGATATTGAATACGATGTGTATACTTATTGGTGAGGAGGAGCCTATGAATAATATTCGCAATTTTCGCGAGCGCTTCGGTTTAACGCAGGAAGATCTTGCGAAAGTACTCGGTTGTACGCGTGGTGCAGTTTGTCATTACGAGACAGGCAGAAGGGGAATGGACATCAATCTTTGTCGCGCTTTTATCAATGCGTTCAAAGAATACGGTTACGAACTAACCATAGACGATCTTTTTCCACCAAAGGCTGCGTAAGCAACACCACTTCCAACAACGGACATTCGTCCTACGTCGCTGACAAGGCGAATCCAGATAACAAATCAACCACAGGTTTATGCGCCAGTGCGCATAGCCACAACTAACTATTAACTACAGGAAATACTAAGTAATGGAGCTCACAAATCACAGCAAAAAGATACGCGAGGTGGAAACAGAGCTTCGCGCCCGGCTCGTATCAATGGGCCAGACAAATTTTGCAAAGATGGCGGGATGGTCTGATTCAAAAGTAAGCCGTCTGAACATTCAGGATATGGCGGTGACGTTCGTTCTTCTGGAGAAGGTGTGGGAGACGAGTTTAATCAGGGAAGTGGCAAGGCAAGCAGTGGAAGCTGTGATGCCGAGAAATAAAAAACGCCCGGCGGCAACCGAGCGTTCTGACCAAATACAGATGGATTTCTAAGGGCATCAGGAGAGGTAATTATGACAAAACGTAGTAAGAAATACCAGGAAAAAGAAGAGATTCGACATCCTGATTCACCTGAGGGATTAGTGGTAGCCGCAGCAAATAACAGGGCGTTCGCAGAGCGCCTTGTTGGTGTTTACAGACTAGCCAAAGCAGGAGTGAAACATGGGCGTCGTTAAGTTAGCTGATTACAGGCCTCATCTGGAGGTCGTGGAGCATCGCGTGGCAGATACCGAAGATGGTTTCATGCGCGTTGCTAACGAGATTACCGACAGTCTGCTGATGGCTGATTTAACCGTCCGGCAGTTGAAGGTGATGCTCGCTATCATGCGCAAGACATACGGATTCAATAAGCCGATGGATCGACTCACAAACACGCAGATAGCAGCCATGACAGGTATTCATCACACTCATGTTTGCGCTGCTAAGCGCCAGCTTATTGAGCGTAAATTCCTCATTGCTGATGGCGTGAAAATCGGAGTGAACAAGGTGGTTTCGCAGTGGATTAGCCAGGACAGCTTAACATTAGCTAAAACAGCTAATAAAACATTAGCCAAGTCGGCTAATGGATATAAGCCAAGTCAGCTAAACACAAAAGACAATATACAAAAGACAATAAATACAAATACCCCCTTACCCCCTAACGGGGGCGGCGATGGGCAGGTTAAACCTGAACGTCGCAAGGCAGAACGAATCGACTACGAATCCTTCCTGAACGCCTACAACACCGAAGTCGGTGACAGACTTCCACATGCTGTTGCGGTCAACGAGAAACGTAAACGCCGCCTGAAGAAAATCATCCCGCAACTGAAAACGCCAAACGTGGACGGTTTCAGAGCGTATGTCAGGGCGTTTGTGCATCAGGCCAAGCCGTTTTACTTCGGAGACAACGACACTGGCTGGACGGCAGATTTTGATTACCTGCTGAGGGAAGATTCGTTAACGGGAGTTCGGGAAGGGAAGTTTGCAGACAGGGGGATTGCATGAGACAGGATATCGAAGCGAGCGTTATCGGTGGCCTGCTGATTGGTGGATTAACACCAACCGCCAGTGACGTTCTGGCAACGCTGGAGCCTGAAGCATTCTCAATTCCGCTTTACCGGAAAGCTTTTGAAGTTATTCGAAAGCAGGCCAGAAACAGGAACCTGATTGATGGACTGATGGTGGCCGAGGAGTGCGGGGATGAATATGCAACGGCGGTGATGATGACTGCGCGGTCATGCCCCAGCGCTGCAAACCTGAAAGGTTATGCCGGAATGGTTGCAGACAGTTATCAACGGCGTCAGGTTTTACAGCTACTGGATGAGATGCGAGAGCCAATCAGTAACGGCACGCTGGATGCTTCAGGTAGAGCGATGGACGATCTTGTTAAGCGTCTTTCAGCCATCAGGAAGCCACGTGACGAGGTTAAACCTGTGCGACTGGGGGAAATTATCAATGATTACACCGACACGCTTGACAGGCGTCTGAGGAACGGAGAAGAGTCCGATACCCTGAAGACCGGAATCGAAGAGCTTGACGCTATCACCGGAGGGATGAACGCAGAAGACCTTGTGATTATTGCTGCTCGTCCAGGTATGGGTAAAACCGAACTGGCGCTGAAGATAGCCGAAGGCGTGGCAAGTCGTGTTATTCCTGGTTCTGGCGTCCGGCGCGGTGTGTTGATTTTCTCGATGGAAATGAGCGCCATTCAGGTTGTTGAGAGAGGGATTGCCGGCGCAGGAATGATGTCGGTCAGTGTGCTGCGTAACCCGTCACGTATGGACGATGAAGGATGGGCGAGAGTTGCAAGCGGGATGAAGTTGCTGGCAGATCTGGATGTGTGGGTAGTTGACGCATCGCGTTTATCTGTCGAAGAAATCAGGTCCATTTCCGAACGCCACAAGCAGGAGCATCCTAATCTGTCACTGATTATGGCTGACTATCTCGGGCTAATTGAGAAACCAAAAGCGGAACGTAATGACCTCGCCATAGCACATATCTCCGGTAGCCTGAAAGCGATGGCGAAAGACCTGAAAACTCCAGTTATCTCATTAAGCCAGCTCTCCCGCGATGTTGAGAAGCGGCCAAACAAGCGCCCGACAAACGCAGATTTGCGTGATTCAGGAAGCATTGAACAGGACGCAGACTCAATCATCATGCTCTATCGGGAAGCGGTATATGACGAGAACAGTAGCGCCGCGCCATTTGCTGAAATCATCGTGACGAAAAACCGTTTTGGCTCGCTTGGTACGGTTTACCAGCGGTTCTGCAACGGACACTTTGTTGCATGTGACCAGGACGAAGCCAGACAGATTTGCACGGCATCAAATGCACCTGCTGGACGCAGAAAGCGATATGCACAAGGGGCTGACGTATGACCATCTACATCACTGAGTTAATAACAGGCCTGCTGGTAATCGCAGGCCTTTTTATTTGGGGGAGAGGGAAGCATGGTTAATTGGATGCTCGCCGCCATCAAATGCATTGGCGTTGGATGGATTCTTCTGACGTTTTTTATTGTTCTGCGTAACTACATTAGCCTTGTTAATGGCGGTAAAGACCCATTCTCTACGTTGTTTGGTGCTGCGTTTGTCTGGGTACTTATCGGAATTGTACCTGTAGCGATAGCAAAAATGGCGTGGCGTTTTATCAACTAAAAGTGAGAGCAATAATGAGTACAGTAGAGCAGTTATTGAATGCAGACATGAAAGAAGCAGCAGCCAGAAAAAAGCAGTATATGAGCTCAAGCAATCTTCCCCTACTTGAAAAAGTGGCAGCTTATCCCCGACCGAAAAAATCGCCTCGCGACCGTGTACTTCGCAGAATACTAAGCATGAAGCTTGATGCTATCTTTGTTAATTTTATGTGATAGAAAGGAATGATAAAATGACAGAGCCAAGAATTGAAAAACTTTTTGGTTGCGATAGCGGGCGTGACAAAAAATTTCGTCGGGCAGATGTGGCAGAAGAGGTTGTTAAATACTTTGGTGATGATTTCGTTGATTCCGCTTATTACATCCGTGCTGGACGAATTTTAAAAGAAGGCATTGAACGCGGAGTTATTAAGAAGATAGGGTCGGCAAGATACGTAATGATTAACACCACCCCCAGCACGCTGATGGAGAGGAATATGGACGAATCAAGAAAGCAGTTTTTGGAATGGTGGAGACACCCTGAGCAAGAAGAGCTTCGGATAAGTTGCGCTGAGGGTTGGGGAGAGAAAATATGGTCTGCTTCACGCTCTGCTATTGCGATTGAGTTGCCAGCAAAAAATGATATTTCCAGCGATGACTACTCCATTCCTGACCTGGTTGATTGGGGTGATGGAAGAAACGCTGGTATTCAGGAATGCGCAGAAGCCATCCGCGCCGCTGGAATCAAAGTTAAGGAGTGATTTATGTGTGTATATCACCTGAAACAATGCTACGGATGCGGAATGCCTCTTCGGTTTAATGGATTCCAGGGTATTCCTGATGTGCCTATGTGTAGTTCTTGTCGGGATAAAGGAATTAAGCCGAGATACGTTTATGTTTATTCCGCCAACAAGATATTGCCGAAGTATGAATACAGCACGGAAATAATGAGGTCAAAAACAAATATCTAACGTGGTATAACGATATGAAAAAACTAACCTTTGAAATTCGATCTCCGGCACATCAGCAAAACGCTATTCACGCGGTACAGCAAATTCTTCCAGACCCAACCAAACCAATCGTAGTAACCATTCAGGAACGCAACCGTAGCTTAGACCAAAACCGAAAGCTTTGGGCTTGCCTTGGTGACGTCTCGCGTCAGGTTGAATGGCATGGTCGCTGGCTGGATGCAGAAAGCTGGAAGTGTGTGTTTACCGCAGCATTAAAGCAGCAGGATGTTGTCCCTAACCTTGCCGGGAATGGCTTTGTAGTAATAGGCCAGTCAACCAGCAGGATGCGTGTAAGCGAATTTGCGGAGCTATTAGAGCTTATACAGGCATTCGGTACAGAGCGCGGCGTTAAGTGGTCAGACGAAGCCCGGTTAGCACTGGAATGGAAAGCGAGGTTTGGAGACGCCGCATGAAACACTGCTACCGCTGCGGAGAAAGCAAAGACGATTATCGATTCCGGCCAAATCAACCTTATTGGCACCAATGGTGTATCAGATGTGAGCGGTCGCCAGTAGGTAATTTCCCGCTGCCAGAGACGAAGGAGGACGTATGGCACAACAGCGACGAAGTATCACCGACATAATCTGCGAAAACTGCAAATACCTACCAACGAAACGCTCCAGAAATAAACCAAAGCCAATCCCAAAAGAATCTGACGTAAAAACCTTCAATTACACTGCTCACCTGTGGGATATCAGGTGGCTTAGAGAACGTGCGAGGAAATGACAATGGATTATTCACAGTTAAGTGATTTTGAAATTAACCGAATGGTAGGAGACATAATTTTTAAAGGCCTTTGGGCATGTAAGCCGGAAACGTCAGGGAATAACACCAACAAATGGTATTACGGAAACGCTGATACAACTTTTGAGCCATTAAACCATTTACCTGACTACTGCAATGATCCGAGTGCCTCATGGCCGATTATTGAGAAACACAGGATTTCTATCTTAGACCAGTTAACTGAATGGTGTGTGGATGCAAACGGCGTAAGCCCAATATTTGATACCAGACCTCTCCGCGCCGCCATGATTGTCTTTCTCATGATGCAGGACGCCAATAATGCTTAGTCCATCCCAATACCTTCAATACCAGAAAGAAAGCGTCGAGCGGGCTTTAACGTGCGCTAATTGCGGTCAGAAGCTGCATGTGCTGGAAGTTCACGTATGTGAGCACTGCTGCGCAGAACTGATGAGCGATCCGAATAGCTCAATGTACGAGGAAGAAGACGATGAGTGATTTATCTGAGCTTATTTCCTTCAAAAAAGACAGAGAAGAAATGCGGACTGAATCTGTCTATTACGTTCAACACCGGAATAAACGCTCGGTGCTTGATCAGGAGCTGGTTATTACCGGAGACCTGTCATTCAGAACATATAAGGCCAGCATGGAAATGAAGGATTTCCCTAAATGTGGTTCTGAAAGAGAAGCCGCGTTAAAGCTGGCTGAGTGGATGCAGAGAATGGCTGCTGCAATTGAGAATTACTGGAGTGAACCATAATGGCTAACCTACGCAAAGAAGCGCGCGGCAGAGAATGCCAGGTACGTATTTACGGCGTATGCAATGGCAACCCTGAAACTACAGTTCTGGCACATTACCGGATGGCTGGAATTTGCGGAACTGGAATGAAGCCTGACGACCTGATCGGCGCATGGGCTTGTAGCGCGTGTCACGATGAAATCGACCGACGCACCCATAATCTCGACAACAAAGACGCCAGACTTTACCACCTCGAAGGCGTGATCAGGACGCAGGCGATACTGCTGAAGGAGGGGAAGATTAAGTCATGAAAACATACCGAATAAAATTGCCGTGGCCTCCTTCAAACAACCGATATTGGCGACACTCAAGAGGGATCCACTACATCAGCGATTGGGGAAAGCGATACCGGCGAGAAGTAATCGAAATAATTCAGCAACAACAGCTAGACCTTAAAATCACACCCCGCATCAGAATCACCATTCTCGCAGCACCTCCCGATAACCGCAAACGCGACCTGGACAATCTACCAAAGGCCGTTTTTGACGCACTCACTAGTGCGGGCTTCTGGCTGGATGACGGCCAGATAGACGATATGCGCATCAAGCGCTGTCAGGCGGTTAAAGGCGGAATGCTTGTACTGGTTGTGACTGAAACCTGTTGGCGCTTGCCAATGATTACAGAGCTACTGGAGGCCGCATGAGCGAATGCATTATCTGGAAAGGTTGTGTGAAGAATGGATATGGATGGAGAACATGGAGAAGACAAACAACAACGGCGCATAGGATTGAATACTGCATTGCAAAAGGTATCGCTCTGGCAGATATCGAAGGAATGATTATCAGGCATCAATGTGACAACCCCTTATGTATCAATCCTGATCACCTTGTCGTCGGAACTCAACAGCAAAACGTTAATGACATGTATGAGCGGCATAGGGAGTGTAGAAAAATACCCTTAGAAATCATTTCAGCGATTAAAAATGAGTACGTTAAAGGGTCTTCAACTCACGGTTCTCCTGCGCTTGCAAAGAAATATGGGGTTAGCCAGCCACATGTAAGCCAGATCATTAATGGGACGGCGCTGTCAGGCTCCTCTATATCGGATTATGTCTCGGCATTCGGAGACAGAAAAATGATATCTGAATGGGCGAAAGACGAGAGATGCACAGTCACAGCCAAAACCATTCTAAGGCGAATTCTTTCAGGCATTCCGCCTGAACAAGCTATTTCCTCCAAAAGAAGACCAGATATCCGGGAGGCCGCATGACACACACTATCAAAACCATTCCAGACATGCTCATAGAGACATATGGAAACCAGACAGAAGTCGCTCGGCGCTTATCGTGCCACCGCAACACAGTCAGGCGTTATCTGTACGACAAAGAAGCCAGGCATCACGCCATCGTTAACGGCGTTTTAATGATTCATCAGGGCGGGAGAGGTATTTATGACCGTAACCAGCATTAACCAGGCGAAACAGCAGAGTGAACGTGACGAGGCTGAATTGCGCAGCGTCAGAGAGATGACGGAGCAACACCAGAAGGCGATGGATTATCTGCATGAGCGAGAGCGAGAACTGGTGAACCGGCTTGGATTGAACAAGCCAGCGGGAGGCGATGCTGCATGAGTATACGAGAATTGAACCTCACTAAAGAGCAGCATGACTGGCTTAATGGGTGGCTTGAGCTATGGGGGGCATGGGTTTATTCGGGTCGTCTGGAAAAGCGCATGAGCAGCGTAATAGCGAAGTTCATGGAGAGCGTAGAGCCGGGAAGAGTTATGACAAGACCAATGTGCAATGATGATGATGGAATGTTGATTTCTCAGGTCGTCGATTCCGTCATGTACATTGACAAGAAAGCCTTTGGCATCCTCCTCAGCTACTACGCTCATGGTTCATCCAAGCGAGCAATTGCATCCTACTATCACGCGACTGCAAAGCCACGCAAGATGTGTGGACGGGGTGGCGATGGATGGAGAAAACCTTCACTGGCAACCTGTAGAAATGAAATTGACGACATCCTGAAAGCGTCATTATTTGTTTTATACCAGCCAATGCAAAATGCTTTCAAAATGCGTAAACGTGTTGAGAAAGTTAAGCATGTTGCTGTTAAAAGTCTTGACATGCAATTATCCATTTAGCCATAATTAGAGGGTAAGCTGCCGTTAGTGACTCTTAAGTTGCAACGGTGGCTTTTTTATTTGGGTCAGTCGTATAAAGGTCATTACGGAAGGCTGTTAACCTTCTTATCGTGGTTCGAGTCCACGCTGTCCAGAG